TTTTTATTATTTTCATATGAGTAGAATAAGATGTCTTTACACACCGTTGGAACAGGATATACCCAATACATTTTACCCGCTTCGTTTGATTCAATCCCCGAATCATGGAAATCAAATAAGTGTGCTAAGCCGATCGCCTCATCCATGCAGACGGTAAATGTGCCTTCTTTGTCAGGTGATCAAACTTTAGGTGGCTCCTCCGTCATCCAGATTCCCTGCGGTGCTGGTGCAGGTATCGCCATGAATGCCTACGTTCGCTTTAGTGTTAAGTTTAGCGGTGCAGCCCCCGTTAATAGTGCTTCATGGTACTTCAAGGGTCAAGTAGCCGCCGCCACTGCATGCGTCAATCGTATCTCTACTTACGTGAATTCCGTTCAAGTAGATAACATCCAAAACGCATGGGCAGCCTACGATTGTATGTTGGCTAACTCCACCGCTAACGACTGGCTGACTCATGATGGTACCCTTATGTTGGGTTGTGGTGTATCATACAACACGGCCGCCGCCGCAATTAACCCTACAGTGAATTACACGTTTGCTATGCCTCTTTTGGGTCTCTTAGGAAGCCAACAGGCCGTGCCACTTTACCTTATCAACGGGACGCTACAGCTCCAAATTGATTGGCAATCAGCTATTGCTTCCATCTATAACGTTGGTGTCGTCAATGTTGATCCCGCCTTTACGGGTATGACCGTGTCCAACGTCCAGTTGGTCTATGACAAGATCATGCCTGAACAGAACTTCATTGAGAAGGTTCGCCATGACATGATGCAGGGTGCTAAGTACGTCTATGCCTATACTAACTTATCTACGGTCACTCTCCCTACTACCTTTGGTACTGCCGCTGGTACTCTCAATTTGAACTACGGCTTAAACGTATCATCGTTGCAAGGTATCCTGGCTACCCAATACAATTCGGCAAACTTGTCAGCTACTGCCGCCGCTAACTATGCTTACAGTTTTGCTAATGCTTTGTCATCCTTCCAGGTATCATTGGATGGTCGTCTTATTAGCTCACTTCAGCTTAACTCTATCACGGATCCTGTCCTGTTGTATGCCGAGGCACAGAAAGTGTTGGGTCGTCTCTTTGACTCATCCATTACTTCTCCTCTAGTCAATACTGCCGCCACTGGTCTCGCAAACGGTGGCTTCGCATCAGGCGGAGATTTCCTTACTCGTTACTTCGTAGTAGGGGCATCAGCACAGAGAATCAACGAAGGCCTTGCCTTCCAAGGGAGCCCGTGTTCCATTATGAACATCCAGGTACAGCTTGGGGGAACAACCAACGGTGTAGCCTCCGCATCAAGCACGATGTTCTTCATTCTTCTCAGTGCCTTCCAGCTATTGATTGATGCTACGGGCAGTGTTGAGATCGTTCGTTAAAGTCCTTAGACCTCATAAAAAAACATAGTATATTAATAATAATTATTATCATTAGTATAAGATGGGAGCTACAGTCTCTAACTTCGCAAAAGAAGCCGCAAAAGATGCTCTTAAGTGGGTAGCTAAGAAAGGCATTAGCTGGGTAGGTGCAAAGATTCCTATTATTGGAACACCAATTGCTGACGCTATTAACCGAACTTTTAAGAAGGGCGGAGTATGCAAAGCTTACGCCGACGGTGGAGTCGTGGAGAAACTTAAAGAAGAAGGTATCAAGACTCAGGTTGTTAATACTCCCGCTCAGCTCATTGCCGCCATTAAGAAGTTTCCTGAAGCCGCCCAGAAGGCAGGTCTTACGGTTGAGATGGTAAAGGACGCTAAGGATCAAAAGGTGGGCAACGCTATGTCTAAGCCTGTAGAGGAAACCGCTGTTCAGGATGCCCCCATGATGAAACGTGGCGGACGTAAGGCAGGTCTTCATGGTCACGTTGAGGAGATCGCTAGCCATGATGAGGAGCCCGTTAAGCAACGTCGCAAGAAGGCAAGTAAGCGGAGACACCGAGAGCCTTCCCCTGCAGATCTGATGGCTCATGGGGGAGTACGTCATGCCTCCGTGGCATCTCTGCCGTATTCAAACTTAGATCGGCTGAATAATTATGCTCGGGGAGGACAGCACTTAGATGTAGGTCTTCAATCTGGGAATGAATCTTATGTTCAACTTCACCATGGGAAGCGTCATGGACTTCATGGGAAACATTAATCTTTTCTTCATCATCTTCTTCGTCATCGTTAAATTGGTCTATAGCATTTTGTATGCATGCTCTCTCTGCTTCTTTCTTTTCTTGTCGTGTGATCGTACATACGGTTGGCGGTAATGTTTTAATAAAGCGTCTCATCATCTCATGAAGCTGATCATCAGTTGGTTGTTGGTACTCTGCCATCTATAGGTTTATTCTTTTTTTATTTAACAATCCGTACGCATCCAGGGTTTAAACCCATGTATATATGGTTTAATCCCTTGTTTAAGGCTTTAAACCATATATATAGTAGTTTAAACCATGATATAGGGCTTAAAGGATCTATTAAAGATCTTTAATAGATCCTTTAAGCCCATTTTAAGCCTTTAAACTGGTTTATACTGTGGTTTATACTCTTAAACAATAGCTTAAAGTATATTATAAACCATATACGAATGGTTTATAACCATACGTAAATAGATTTATTACAGAGTTTATAAATAAAACCTACGGATACAGAAGATGACAGAAGTATTCAAAGCAAACCGTCCTGACTTATCACAGGGATCCCTACGCACTTATACATCCATCCTTAAGAACGTTGCTAAGCAAATGTCTCTTGAGATTAAACAACCTAGTGATGTCATTAAACACTATAAGGATATTATTAAACACTTAGAAGCAGTTGAGCCCAAAGCAAGGAAGACACGCTTAGCATGTCTCATTGTTTTTATTGATAAGGATGAATCAAAGGAGAAAGAGAAAGCGGTAGAATCATTTCGTAAGCTAATGACAAGTGATATAGAAGTATATAATAAACAGATTGATAAACAGGAATTATCCGAACGTCAAAAGGAAGGTATGATGTCCATGGATGAAGTCATGAAGAAATATAATGAGTTAGAAAAAGAAGTAGCACCTTTGCTTAATAGGGAGTCGCTTACTAAAGTTCAGCTATGCCACGTTCAGCTATACGTCCTACTCTCATGTCTGCTATTAATTCCTCCACGAAGATCATTAGACTATACAGAGTTTAAGATTCGGAATATTGATGAGAAGACAGATAATTATATGAAGACAGAAAAGAAAGTCCCGTCATTTGTATTTAGTACTTATAAGACAGCAAAGAAGTATGGACAACAGACAGAAGTTATTCCTGTTAAGTTAGCTAATATTATTAAGAAGTGGATGAAGTTAAATACTCATGATTATCTGTTAATGAATACTAAACAGACTGGTAAGATCTCACCGACTCAATTGACAGATCTGTTATATTCCTTTTTTGAAAAACCTCTATCTACTTCTCTGTTACGTCACATTTACTTATCAGATAAATATAAGGATCTTCCAGCACTAACAGAAATGAAAGAGACCGCTAAAGCACTTGGTCATAGTGTCCCGCAAATGTTAGAGTATGTTAAGAAAGATATGAAGTAATTTAGATCCAACTTAGCCCCGTGTTGATTGTCGTATAACAATCTGAAGCACATATACACGGGGCAATTAGTTTTTTACTTTATGATATCCATTGACAAGACATTTGAATAATGATATCCAGCATCTCGGCTTCTTAATACGTTTAACAAGTAACATCCGTAAGAAAGTCTGTGGTACAGCCTGTTGTGCTGGAAACTTATGAAGAACATTATCTACACCTGGGATCATCTCATCGGCTTCATCTTCTTCAAATGCGTAACAGTAAATGATTACATTATACATATCACGATTCGGTTCTACTTCCTTCATGTAAGTATAACGGTCTTCGGATAAACGTAAGTCCATCACTAAGATATCAAATGGGTAACTAGCAATAGGAATATTCTTATGGATCGCATCATTGTATAATACAACTTTGAACTCTTTAAAGAGTGCTAAGTCTTCAGCAGACAGATCTTTAGTAATACAGATAATATACTGTTTAGCGGGAGCAGGAGCGAGAGGAGCAGGAGCGGGAGGATCAATCACCACGTTTGCAAGTTCCTGTTGAATGACAGCAGGAAGGAAAGGTAATGCCATTTACCTACAGGAAATATTTTAACAGAAAACGCCACCACGTTTATATCCGTGTTCTGCTTCTACCTCTTTTAATCGTTTTCGTGCATCTTCCATATATTTTTTTTGATGTGCCTTATATTGCATACTAGCTGGCGCACTAAATGCAGATATTTTCTGTCCTGCCTCATTATATCTTATATCCATTACACCTTCAGGCCAAAGATGCTTAGGAAGCAATGGCTTCCGACCACCTGGTACAGCACGTTCCATACCTGGTACAGCACGTTCCATACCTGGGGCATCAGATAAACTTGAAGGAGCAGGTGAGGCAGATCTCGGAGTAGATGCACTACTTGCATATCCACTGGGAGCAGGAGGACCTACGCGAATAGGTGGAGGAGTCTGCCATGCTGACCGTGCTTGTTCATCTTCACGGGAGACAGCATTTTGTGCCCGTAGTGGAAAGAAATCTACAGGAGGAGCACCCGTAACTTTACTTGGTACAGGAGGAGCTATGTTGTCCCTACCAGTTGGACGAAAATAATTAACACTATCAAGTTCTTCTTTATTCTCAGGATAGCCAAAAGCTACTGACATACTATTACCTGCTTGTTCATATAAGACACCACCACGGGGACGAAGTTCTGTAGGGATCGCACGTGACGCATTCGTATTTAAAGGAGCGACATCTCTCGGATTCTCATGAGCCGCATAAATGGGTACGCTAAGGGCAGGTCTATCTAACGTGGTATGCGGAGTAGGTGTAGCAGTAGTATGTACAGTACGTCCCCAATCCTGAGCAATAGGAGCAGTAGGTGCCATACCGCCCTGATGCTCAGGAGGACGACGGAAGTCTGAGATCTGCGTAGGAGCAATACCATAATGACTCGGATTAAAAATACCTGGTGCGTTTGCCATCGGACGACTTGGTGCCATCATACGATATACGCTGTTAAGTGCCTCATAGGAATTAGGACGGGGAATCGCCTGAAAAGAATAGACACCCGTATTAGGCTGGTTGCTCATAGTCATGTCATGATATTGCTTCTTAGTCTTCTTAGCTTTCTTCTTAGTCTTCTTGGCTTTCTTGCCACCACGTTTCATGAAGTCATCATAAAATGTACCTGGATCAGGCTTTGAACGATCCATTATTCTACTCGGGTACATATTTAATTTCATCAAACTTCCTATAAAACTTCGCAGGGTGATGATACATGTTAATATGAAGAAATGAATATTCCTGTTTAACGGCATGCTCATATAGGGCACGTATAGCATCCTCATTCATGTTCATCTCTTCGTAAAAGGAATTCAATTCTTTTTTATTATCTGTTCGGAAGAAGCTTATCAGATCTAAGTTAGACCGTATAAGGGTAGGTAGGTACGTATTCCATTTCTGTAACAGATAAATATTTGTGATATGACGGTGACGATTCTGAGTAGCCAATTCATTAATTAATTTATTCTGTTTAGATTTGATTAGATGGATACAATCATCATATACGATACAATAGGCTGGTGTGCCACGCTTCTTCTTCCGTTTCCACTTATCCTTATGATGATCTATCTTATCAACGATGCTTTGCAATACTGAGGGATTCAAATCATCATGGTACTGGTCACCTATATCTTCTAATAAGTCTGCTACCTTCGGATCATTTTTCGCTGTAGGGCTAATAAAAAAAATGAGATCAAAATGTTTATGCCAGGGCGACTCTTCCTTCATAAGAAGCCCGAGAAGAAGGTTTGTCTTACCACACCCTTTTCGGCCGAAAATCCCATAATTGCATGGCTTACTTGGGAGCGGTGTATTCTCCTTGCAGAGTTGCTGATCGTATGGGACTAATGCCTTCGTCAGTTTGCTCATCCTTTACTAATGGTACGTTTAATTTGCGTCTATACAATGCTAACTTATCTAGTAGCTTTTCTTTCTCATCTACCAGTCGTTTCATTTCCTCCACGTTATCAGGTATCGGTGGGATTAGACTAATAAATGTATTGAGTGCCTCATAGTCAGGTCGTAGGACTTCCCTTAAGGTAAAAGAAAATGCCCACGGAATCTTCTGTAAGTTGATAGGCGTATATGTTAAATTATTCGTTAGGTAGAAGTTAATTGTCTGTATCGTATTATCTACTATATAGATCGGCTCACTAAGTTGAAAGTAATTGATCCATGTAGATTGACTTGTCGTAATAGGTACTTTATATAAAATATCTGATACGTCATCTTTAGTAACGATGAACTCTCGGTTACGAAATTGTTTAAGTGAGGAGCGAACTAACAGATAATTAATTGGGTTGAGTACGCAAGGCTGGGTACTGGTGTCCGTCGCTATTACGATAGAAGTGATCAAAATGTTAGTTGGCGTTAATGTGTTAATACCGAAGAATCCACCAGTATAACGGTTTGGACTATTTTGAAAGTTTAGAGTGATCGCTATGCCAGCGGGTGAGGTCATACCAAATGTCATAAAGCCTGTAGCGGGTACGTATCCAAATTGAAAGGTAGGTGTAAAAGCTGATCCACTATATATCACGGGTGGAT